AATCCAGATTTAGCGCAAAGATTAATGTATCTCAGAAATGTAGGTTGCAGATTAAATCCCAGTGAGAAATTTGGTTATACGATTATACCAATTGAAGATTATTGGGAGCAGTCGGGGGTTGAGTATGAGGAAGAGAAGAAATATTTAAATGATTATAGGGATGCGGTTATAAAATTGTTGAGGGGGTTAAAACGTGGTGCCGAGCGATCCATTTAATCCTGGTTTTGGGACTAGATTGTTAGATTTTTTATTTTCGTTGCCAAGTCCAGTAAGGCCGTTAATTCCAGAAGATCCGAGAAAGAAAAATGAGGATACTGAAAATAGATTATTGAGGGAGTTGAGGAAATGAAAGGCTGCGGCGGGAAAAGAATGGCAAATGTCATGCGTAAATCTTCCATTGGAACTATGATGGTGGTTTGTAAAAAACCAGATAAAAATAAAATAGCTGAACCTAATTATTTACCTGAAGTTAGTTGTGAAAATAAAGAATGTAATACTTGTGAAGATTGTAAAAAATATTGGGTTATCGGAGGCGGTACTTATGACAGAGATTAACGTAATTAAATTCCTGTTGGATGAAGTGGAGCAAGAGCAGGTATTATTGGATAAATACAAAGTAGATTATGCGAAAGCTGAGAAAGAAGCGCAGCAAGCAATTAAAGATGGTAAACTACGTGCTTATGCTTGGGAGTATTTAAACTGGAAAGGCAGATACCCGAAGAAATCTATCATAACCGCCAATATGCGTAAAATTAGGTTACTGTCGATGAAAATAATTAAAGAGGCGGAGGTATTTCAGTAATGGACGTATTGGAACGGATTGAAAAAGGTGAATTAGTTTCATATGTTATTGAAATGGTAATTGACGAACGTGGTGTGAAAGATGTTGAGTCTCGAAATGATTTATCTGTAGAATTGATGTGCCTAGCCAAAATAGGCAAGCAGATGCAGTGGGTGAGTATTAAAGATAATATACCGAAAAAAGAAGAAGACGTTATTGTGTTCCGCATTGATGATCATAATTCTTGCATTGGTTGGATAGGAGAAAGCGGTCAATGGTGGTCGAATGGTGAAATGCTCCATAGCGTCACCCACTGGATGCCAGTACCGCCTAATCCTGGGGAGAATAAATGACTATACCTGAAATGTTTTCAAAGTTGATTTGTTTTATATTTGGTCACAAATTTGAACCGCAGACAGCACTTTTTTGTATAACGTTTAAATGCAAAAGGTGCGGACATAGGAGGGAAGGGTAATGGATGCTAAAACAGCGGTAAATCTTTGCAGAAAATATAAAAATTTGGCTTTATCAATAAGTAATCGTGAATTTTATAGTGAAATTGCCGACTTAATTGAGCAGCAAGAAAAATACGCTGAGTTGGGGCGGTTGGCGGTAGATATACATGGATACATTTGCTCGGTTGAAGGTTTTGGCAAATGGAGAGAATGTGCTGACGATTGTAAATTCATTAATTTTTGCCAAAAACGAGCCGAATTGTTGGTGGAGGTTAAAACGTGATTAAAATAATTAATCCAATACAATTAGTGATTGATATTGTTATTGATAAATATCCAGATGTTAATTGCAGTATTGAGTTTGTAAAAGACTTGTTCGAGAAAACAAAAGCATATGGCGAAACATGTTGGACTGATGATGGTATTTATGTACAAATAGATATTAATACTCCATTTGTCGGTGTTATTGAAGTATTGGCGCATGAGTTAGCGCATGTTGCTGTTGGGTATGACGAAGAACATGGAGATAAGTGGAAACAGGTCTTTGATAGTATTCATGCAGATTTTAATGATCGAATGCTGGAATTACTGGTGGAGGGGTGTGAGTAGATGAATGGGAATGTATTAGCAAATGCAAGCTCAAAAGATAGATCATCAACAGATTTTTATCCGACACCTGAAAACGTAACGATTGCATTGATGGGATATCTTGATTTACCGAAAACTACTGCAATATGGGAACCTGCTTGTGGCGAAGGACACATGAGCAAGGTTTTAGAAAAGTTAGGATTTGATGTTAACTCTAGTGATTTACATGATAGAGGTTATGGAATAAATGGTATTGATTTTTTACAAACAAAAAGAATTGATATAGATAGATCAGAATGGATAATAACTAACCCTCCATTTAGCCTATCTGAGCAATTCATAAGAAAGTGTATAGAACATAAATTACCTTTTGCAATGTTGTTAAAATCACAATACTGGCATTCGGCAAAGCGAAGGAAATTGTTTGAAGAACATAGGCCGAAAGCTGTATTGCCCTTAACGTGGCGACCAGACTTTTTATTCGGAAGTAAAAGCGGAAGTCCAACAATGGAATGTATATGGACTGTTTGGGGAACGGAACCAGCAGACTGCACTATATATTATCCACTCAGTAAATTAAAAGCGGAGGTGTGACTCATGCAAGCTAGACTACAAGAAATAATAGATCGGGTGGATGAGGCGACTGTTGGACCGTGGGTAGCATTTTCTAGTGAAATATGCGTTGAAAAAGAACAATCAGCAGGTTTGCGTTATCCAGTGGTAGCTTCGATGATTGGTAATCGTGAACAATGGTTTAACCGAAGTGATGCCACATTCATTGCCCACGCCCGCCAAGACATACCATTCCTACTGGCAGCACTCCAAGAGGCGCAGCAAAGGGAAGATCAGCTAATCCATCAAGCAGAAGTAAATGCAAGAGAAATGGAACGAAGCCTGCAGGAATCCCAAGCCGAAATCCACAGCCTGCGAAATTCTATTGCCTGCGTTCGGGATGCGAATAATGCTTGGCAAAAACTCACACAGGGATTGCGTGAAGAAATTAAAAAACTTAAATCAGTGTAGCAGTAGGAGGAATTTATGGACAAATTAGTACACTATATGAAATGCGAAATATGCCACTACCCCGAAGGATATCATTCCATTTCTTGCAGTGAGAATAAAACCGGAGCAGCGGAAATAATTAAACTGGCGGTTGAGGCTGTTAGAAAACATGATAAACAACAAGAGATTAAAAATAAAAAAAATCGTCATAACTGGAAATTAAGAAACACTAGGTTATTGCTAGATCATTACAATTTCTTCAAAGACCATGTAGACGAGTCAATATGTTCGTCAGACCAGATGGAAGTTATTGATATCATTGCGGAGCTGGATGGTTGCAGGGAAAGCATTGATATCGAATCAATTAAAAAATCTGCTAGAAAAACATTTGTTTTCATGGGCCATATTGATAAAATGATTAGCTTATATCAAGTATGGTGCGATATGTACGGCGAAGTAGAGCAGCGCAGGATTAGGGTATTAAAGGCGTTTTACATTGATAAAATCAAAGTACCTGATATACTAGAAGTCGAATCCATCTCAGAAAGAACGTTTTACCGTGACATAGACAATGCGTTAAATACGCTAAGTGCTTTAATATTCGGCATTGAAGCGGCTAGTAAAATGGCAGAATGATGGCAGTGACATGGCAATTTAGCCCATGGTATAATATAAAATAAAAATACTATGAAATTTCGCGTGAGAAGGTTTTGCAGACTAATTATCTGCCCACCTTCTCTTTTTATTTTATTATAAAAGGAGAAGGAACTATGGAAGTATGGAAAGATATTATAGGTTATGATGGATTATATCAAGTCAGTAATTTTGGTAATGTTAGAAGTTTAGATAGGCTTATCGATGGGAGAAATGGTAGATTTTACATGAGAAAAGGCTCTAATCTTTCAACTAATACTTCTGGCAATAATTACGTTCATGTTTTACTTAGAATTAATAATAAATCAAAACCATTTAGTGTGCATAGGTTAGTTGCTAGTCATTTTATTGATAATGCGGATAATCTGCCAGAAGTAAATCATAAAGATGAAATAAGGAAAAATAATCATGTAGATAATTTAGAATGGTGCACAAGAAAATATAATGTTAATTATGGAACTGGTATAGAGCGAAGAAAAAACAATACAAACTATAAAGAAATTGCAGAACTTAAATGTAAAAAGGTTCTGCAATTTGATTTTCTTGGTAATTTTATTAAAGCATGGAGAAGTATTTCAGATGCTTCAAAAGGTTCTGGTTGTAGCCGAGAGTCGATAGGCGATAGTATAAAAGGTAGTTATAAAGGCTTAAGTTTATATGTGTGGAGGCTAGCTGAGTAGACTTCATGAATCGTCCTTAATAGGCAAGGGGGCTCTGCAGGATAATATTGCCTTTTGCCGAATGTTGTATAAAAATGGCAGGAGGATAATATGGAAGATTGGGCATATGTATTAGAAACTTATAAAGCAACTTTACATTTCTGGGAGATAGTGGTTCAGTCGGCTATTTGGCCAATAGTAGCTGTAGTTGTAGTAATCGGGATTCGTTGGCTATTTGGCAAGCAAATCAACGAGTTAATGGCTAAAATATTAACAGCGAAAAATATTTCAATTAAAGATGTTCTTTCGGTAGACTGGCAGGAAGGTGGACTAACGAAGGAAGAAATTAAAGATAAATCGGAATTGACAATTAGTGAACTAGCATCATTTTTTTGTAATAAAGCAATAAAAGCTGTTGAAAGGCTCAGGTTGTTAATTGTTACAGAAAGAGCTAATGGGAACTTTCTCGAAGAAGGTTATAAATGTCAAAATAATGATGAATTTATGGAAAGTTACTTTGCTAATGAGACTTTAAGGCAATATATTAATATCTATAAATCTATCATAGGGTGGAAGAAAATCATTGAAGATAATCCTGAAAAAATTGGTAATGAGGAATTTAAAAAAATAGTTACAGCAACTTTATTTTTTATTACTGGATTATCAACATTAGAGGAAATAATATATCAACAATTACTAAATTTTGAGCGAAACAAAAACAAATAAGAGCCTTTGGGCTCTTTTTCTTTTACATAAAAACAAGCGAGGTGTGTATTATGATCGTAACCTGCGGAGATACAGAATGTCAGTATTATAACCCTAAGGGATGTACGGCTCCTGCAGTCGATCATACTGCAGACCGCTTTTGTACGACTGGTAGGCGTAGGCCAAGGGATGATACGCGGGAGTTAATGCGGAGTAGTGAGCCGAAGGGTTATAAGAGGAATGGAAAGTGGGTGGGGAATTGATGGCCCTGAAATAATATTGGAGGTGGTGATATGAAATAATGGCAGAGGTGCATACACGAGCTGAGAGAGATTACATGCTTGGCATGAAATATCAAGATATTGCTGACAAATATAAGGTCACTATCAATACAGTCAAGTCCTGGAAGACACGTCATGGATGGGAAAGGGATAAAAAAAAGAGTGCGCCCAAAGCAAAAAAAGGGGTGCACACAAAAACGAAAACTAAAAGGGTGCAAAATACACCTGTCGTTCTTCCAGAAGAAAATGAAAAGCTGACAGAAAAACAAAAACTTTTTTGCCTCTTCTATGTAAAAAATAAAAATGCTGCTTTAGCGGTAATTAAAGCAGGGTACGAAGTATCTAACTCGCAAAGAGCCGCAGAAATTGGCTATCAATTGCTCCACAATCCTCCAGTTAGGCAAGAATGCAACAGACTGAAAGAACTAAAACGCCAATCTATCATGCTAGACCCTAACGATATTGTAGAAAAATATATGCAGATTGCATTTGCTGATATGACCGATGTTGCAGAGTGGGGGACGGAAGAAATAGTTGATATTGATAAGGCTGGTAACATCCAAATAGATCAGAATGGTAATGTTAAAAAGATCAAAAGAATTTATTTTAATTTAAAAGATCATAATCAAGTGGATGGCGGATTAATCAGCGAAATCAAAATGGGTAGCCAAGGATTGAGCGTTAAATTACAAAATAGTCAGAAAGCCCTTGAATGGCTATCTAATTTTTTTAATATGAATCCTATGAATCAGCATAAACAAAGGTATGACAATGCAGTGCTGGCATTAAGGGAAAAAGAATCAGCGAGGAATGATTGGTAACATGGCTCAAGACTTTGCGAAGAGGCTATACACATCTACACCATGGATTAACCTGAGATTTAATTTAATTATTGAGCGTGGGCCTAAGTGTCAACGATGCAAAAGAGTAATAGTTGATACTTCTAAATTGATAGGCCATCATAAAATACCTTTAACTCCTAACAACATCAATGACATCAAGGTGACCCTTAACAAAGATAATGTTGAACTCATCTGTTTCAAGTGCCATAACGTTGAACATAAAAGGTACGGGAGTAATCATCATAATGTTTATATTGTGTACGGCAGTCCACTCAGTGGCAAGAATACGCTAGTTAATCAGCTATCTTGCTACGGAGACATGATACTTGATCTTGATAAATTATATGAATGTATAAGCGGACAGGCTTTATACGATAAGCCTAACAATCTAAGATTTAATATATTTGCACTTAGAGATAAGATGCTGGATATGATTAAGACTCGTTACGGTGATTGGTATGATGCTTATATCATTGGTGGCTATCCTAACAAGCAAGAGCGTGAGAGGCTTGCAAGAGAACTAGGGGCTGAGCTTATATATGTTGAGTCAACTAAAGATGAATGTATGTTGAGGGTTGATAGTAGTGGTAAGAGTGCTGAATGGTATAAATTTATTGATAAGTGGTGGAGTGAATATGTGGAGTAATGCGCCCCCCGCCTAAGGGGTTTTATTTCGTTCCTCAGGTAACCGGGGATGGGCACATTTAACACACACATTAAAATTTTGACTTTTTCCTAGAAAGTTTCTGAAATTAATTAAGAGTTGGTGATAGGGTTGGAGGTTCAGCAAGAGTATAACAGGATCAAGGCACTATTTGAAGGTGTAGACGAAAAGCAAATATCTCTAGTTGATGGATCCATGTGGGAAGCTGCTCGATTAAGGGTTGAACTGGATCGCCTCAATGAAATAGTAAAACTTACTGGATTAGTTGCTGTTAATCCTAACAATCCTGCACAACAACGTGAATTACCTATCAGTAAAATGATTACAAAGGTCAGAGCCAATTATCTAAGCTACATATCTCGCCTATCGGCATTGCTGGGGAGGGATGTTAATGATGACGATGATGATCTGTCCGAGTTTGAGTAGTGGGGAGGTGGTCCCGATGTGCAAGCATCGGAGCTAACACTAAGGAGGTGACTGTGTGCCAACTGAATTGCTCATTGAGTTAAAGAATAAATATCCGCAGTCACATTTACTGGAGTACTACGAAAAATGTAAGTGGGGCCAAATAATCGTAGGCAAGGAATTGATGTTGCAGCTTGATATGCTTATAGAAGATATAAGTAACCCCAGCGTGCTAATTGAGCTTGCTGATTCTGAAAAGCGAATACGTTTTATAGAGACACAATGTAAACATTTTGAGGCCCCACATGCTGGTAAGCCTTTTATACTCATGCTTTTCCAAAAGGCATTTATTGAAGCTATATTTGCAATTAAAATATATGATAAAGATCTGCAAAAGTACGTCCGTAAGTATCAGGATGTGCTTTTTTTGGTTGGCAGAAAAAATGGTAAGACTCCTTTAATTGGTGCTATTTGCTTAGCAGAATGGTTTTGTGGTCCTGCAGGATGCAAAATACTTTGTGCTAGCAACTCTTATGATCAAGCAGACCTGATGTTTCAGGCAATCAATGCAATGAGGGAAGAAAGTAAAACTCTTGAAAAATGCACTAGGAAAAATATTAAGGGTATGTTTTTTGGTAATCCAAAACAAAAAAAGAAAAAAGGAAAATTCAGCTACCAAAACAAAGGTAATATTAGAAAATTATCTGCCAAGACTGGGGCTAAAGAAGGTCGTAATATTGCTGTAGGTGCAGTGGATGAAGTCTTTGAGATGCAGGATGATACTTTGGTCATGCCAATTCGCCAAGCATTATCTACGCAGGATGAGCCTTTATATTGGGAATTGACTACTGAGGGCTTTACTGATGATGGTTATTTAGATCATAGACTGGTTGATGCTAGAAAGGTATTAGCGGGTGAATTAAATCGCCCTAGATGGCTAATATGGTTATACACTCATGACTCTGAAGAAGAGATTTGGCAAAATGAAGAATCATGGTACAAGTCAAACCCAGGTCTTAAAACGATAAAAAAAGTTAGTTTTTTACGCCAAATGCTTGAAGAAGCAAAGACCAGCACAAGCACTAGGGCGTTCGTTCTTGGTAAAGATTTTAATATTAAGCAGAACAGCGCGGCAGCATGGCTGCAGGAAGCAGATATAAACAATCCTGCAACATTTAATCCAGAAAAATTTAGAGGTAAATACTATATTGGAGCACTGGATTTTGCAGAGACAACAGACCTTTGCAATGCCAAGGCTCTTTTTTATGATCCTGAAACTGGACACACTCACACCTTGACCATGTATTTTATCCCCGAAAGCAAAGCAGATGCTATGCTCGAGGATGACAATAAAACAAATCCTGAGAAAAAAGATTATAGAGAGTGGGCACGTAGAGGACTGGTCACAATCTGCCCGGGTGATGAGGTGGATCCCTTGATGGTTGTTAAGTGGTATTACGGATTATATGAACAATATAAAATGCTACCATTCAAGCAAGGTTTTGATAATTGGCATGCAACTGGTTTTAAAAATCTATATGTTGAGCATTTTGGTGAAGGAATTTTGGAACGAATAAACATGGATTTTAATAGCTTATCGAATCCTATGAGACTGCTGGAATCTGCATTAAAAAATAAGACCTTAAATTATAACAATCATGAAATAGACCGATGGAATTTACGTAATGTATCTATCCGAATGGATAATATAGGTCGGATAATGCCAGTGAAAAAAATGGGGCAATCGAAAAATCGTATAGACGGGGCTCTTGGATTTATGATTGCATTCGCTACATACAGTCGCTTCAATTCAGAATATATGGCAAGGTGTTAGGAGGTGAAAACTTGATATTTAACTATTTACAAAACGTGCTCACGAATTATAAGCAGAGGAAGATAAATAAAACAATAGCGTCGATCTTAAATGATGGTCGGGCTATTTTTAGTCAATTTGGCGAAGATATTTATCTGTCTGATTTTGTTAACAACTGTATTGACCGCATAGCAACGGAGATCAGTAAGATTAATATCGTATCTGTCGTTCAAAAGCCTGGTAGTATTCGCCAGCAGAATGACGACATTACAAGGCTTTTTAGATTTAAGCCAAATCCGTTACAAACGACTAAAGATTTTTTGGCCTGCTGTGAATGGTTAAGGCGCAAGGATTGCAATTGTTTTATTTATCCTCAATATGAGATTGTGCGTGATGTGCAAGGAAACCAATATCGTAAATATACGGCATTTTATCCTCTTAATCCGACTGGCATTGAGATAGGTACAGATGATAGTGGTAATGTGTGGGAGATTAAATTTATTTGGCGTGATGGTACATTTGATATATTGCCATATAATGATTTGATCCACCTCAGGTGGCGCAGAGGCAAGAATACTATAATTGGTGGCGGTAATGATTACGGTAGGCCCGATACGAAGAACCTGTTAGAATCCGTTAGGATACTTGACCAAGTTTTACAGGGGTTGCCTAAAAGCATTGAAGCTAGTTTGAAAATAACTGGATTATACAGTGCTAAAACATTGATCAGTGCTGACGCAATTAAAGAAAATAGAGATAAGTTTGAGGAACATATTTTTAGTAGTAAGGCTGGTATTATAGCAACGGATCTTGCGGGAGAGTTTACGCCAATTAATATGAAGCCTACTGAGATAAAGCCCGAAGTTATGAAATTTGTAAAAGATATCGTGCGTGAAAGATATGGTATTTCGGATGCTATTATGTCGGGTGATTATAGCGGAGAGCAGCATAGTGCATTTTATCAAACTTGTGTAGAAGATTTTATTGTTGAGTTTGAGCAAGGCATGTCGAGTTGTTTATTTACACAGCGCGAACAAGATATAGGACACAGGGTTAAAGGCTACTATAGTAAGGTTGCTTACCTCTCTATGGCGAATAAGATTGAACTTGCAACATTGGCAACAAATACAGGGATATTAATGCTAAATGAGATCAATGATATCTTTGGATTTGAGCCATTTGAGGGTGGAGATAGGAGATTGCAGTCGTTGAATTTCGTGAATACCAATATTGTGGATGCGTACCAGTTAAAGAACGCTGGGACTACTAAAAATACAGGAAAGGCGGGAGAAAATGCCAAAGAAAAAGATTGACGATAATATGATGCTCAAAAGATCGTTTGAAGTTGCTGATTTAAGGGCTGTTGGTAATGATGAAAAGAAAACAAAGCGGCTTGATGGGCATCCAGCAGTGTTCGGATCAGAGACTTCAATAGGTGGATGGTATAACGAAATAATTGAGCGTGGGGCGTTTGACGAATGTGATTTCGACGACGTTCTTTTTTTTGTTAACCATGAAACAAGGAAAATACCACTGGCTAGAAGCCGTAGAAATAATGCCAATAGCACTATGCGGATACAAATTGATAATACTGGTTTGTATTTTGAGGCAGACCTTGATATTGAAAATAATCAAGAGGCTAGGACCTTATGCTCAAGCGTTGACAGAAAAGATATTTCTGGAATGTCATTTATGTTCAGAGTTAAAGATCAAAAATGGGAGAATTTAGACACTCCTACACCGACTCGCAGAATCACAAAAATATCAAAGGTCTATGAGGTTTCTGCGGTTAACGCTCCTGCTTATGAAGCTACGGATATTAACGCCCGTGACAAAGAGGCATTGGATAATGCCAAACTTGCATTGGATAATGCAAGGTCGCAAGAGTTGGAGAACTCAAAAGCGTTGGATATATATAAATTAAAAAACAAAATTTTAGGGGGAATATAGATATGAAAAAGAAATTATTGGCAATGCTTCAAGCAAAGCAAGAGGCTAGAACAGCACTGGTGGCTAAATCTGATGCAAGTCAAGATGTTGTAGAGCTTAGAGGGATTAATGACCAGTTAAAAACACTTGATGGTGAAATTACCGAACTTCGCGATATGATTGATGTGCTGCCTGGTGATGCTCCTGGTGCTGAAGCCGAAGAAACGAGAACTGCTGCTGTAAATGCTGATAAAAATATCCCAGAGCAAAGAAATTTTACTCCAGGTATTGGATTCAAATCTCTTGCTAGTGCTAACTTCGATGGCGAAAAGCGTACTAAAGATGAAATTCATTTAGCCGAATGTGAAAAACGTGGTACAGATTTAAAGGAAATGCGTTCTGTAACCGTTGGGAGCTCAAGCATCTTGCTGGCTAAAGCCCAAGCAACTACCATCAACGGAACTTTTAATGTGGTTTCTGGCCTGATCGACCGAGTTGATTACATGGTATTGACTGGAGGAGAATCTTTTACTCAGCCATTCGAAATTGATACTGCTGCAGGTGATTATACTGACGAAGCAGGGACATATACAACCGCCGATACTACTTTTGGCAACGCAGCTATCAATAAATCAAAAGTTACTGCATATAGCGAAACTACTGAAGAAGTTCAAAAGCTCCCTGCAGCCCCTTATGAAAATATCATTATGACAGGTATTACTAAATCTGTTCGCAGAAAAATTACCAAGGAAATTCTAGTAGGTACTGGTGCAACTAACCATCTTGCAGGTATTTTCTCAGCTGCTGCAAATGCAATTCTTGCATCAACAGATTTAGGGATTTCTTCAATCACTAATACTACTCTTAACGATATTATTTTCAGCTACGGTGGCACTGAGGACGTTGAGGATCAGGCAGTATTGATTCTTAATAAAGTTGACTTGAAAGCATTTTCCCAGCTCAGAACTACCGACGGTAGTAAGTTCCATACAATTGTATCAAATGGTAATACTGGAACGATTGACGGTATCCCTTATATTATTAATAGTGCTTGCTTAGCTATTAGTGCAACGGCAACTACTGTTGGATCTTACGCAATGGCGTATGGCCCATTGAGCAATTATAAACTGGTTGTGTTTAGTGATCTTGATGTTCAACGTTCTACTGATTTTAAATTCTCTACGGGTCAAATTGCTCACAGAGGTTCAATTTTTATCGGTGGTAATGTAGTAGCTCAAAACGGATTCTTGCGAATCAAGAAAGCCGCAGCAGTTTAATAAATAATGAATGTATGGGGGTAGTATTAACTGCCCTCATATTATTTTGAAAGGAAGATATAAATGGCAAAAGTAACTACCGAAAAACCAGCAGAGACGGTTGTTGTTGATACCGCAGAGTCGGCAATAGCGGAGACGGTCGTAAGTCTATCAGAACCAGCGACAGCAGAGAATATTGCCACTAATGAAGAACTAACAACTGTTGTAAATACTGAATCTACTGAGGTTCTGCAGCAAACGGAAACTGTTGTTATTTTTAGGGTGAATCGTCCTTTAATGCCTCATGAATATGAGGAACTTGAAAAACGGGTACGCCTTGAAAATGAAAAATCAGGTCTTAAGATTGTACTTGCTCCCTATAGCGTGGATGTTGAACTAACAGGGGGTTAATTTATGGACTTAGATGAACTCAAGCAATTCCTGAAAATCGATGGTCCTGAATATGATATTGTCCTGCCAATATATCAGCAAGCTGCCGAAGAATCTTTAATAATAGCTGGTGCTCAAAAAGATTATTCTAAGGGGCTTTATAAAGTGCTAGTATCTATAATTGTTGGGACGTTTATCGAAAACCCAACACTTACAACAACCGGCAGTGTAAGTGCAAATAGCCTAGGCGTAACGCTGGTTGGATTGATAGACCAGTATAGAAAAAGTCAGGTGGTAATATGATAGTCGGCAGAATGGACAAGCGAATAACCCTGCAAGAATCCGTCAAAACATCAGATGGTGCAGGTGGTTTTAAAACATCATGGGTAACTCGCTCAACAGTGTGGGCCGAAGTCAAGAAGCCAGATTTAAAAACAGAAGTCGTTGCAGGTGCCATTTCTAGCGTATTACTCCGCGAGATAGGTATTCGGTATCGAACTGACGTGAAGAAGGGCTGGCAAGTGATGTATGGCGTGAAAACGTATAGCGTGGAGCATACTTACGATTATGGTAAAACCACTACTATCCTTGTAGTAAAAGAAGTGATTAAATGACAAATACAAATTTAAACTATCCGCCGTTAATGGCGGATTTTATTATGGGTAAATATACGGTTTATATGCATACGAATAAAATTAACGGAATGGCATATATAGGGATAACTAGCAAACAAATAGAGCAGAGATGGTTGAATGGTAGTGGCTACAATAAAAACTCTTACTTTAGAAAAGCCATTAAAAAATATGGTTGGGATGAATTTAAGCATGAAGTTTTATTTACAGGATTGACACGTGAAGAAGCATGTAAAGCCGAAATGGAGTTAATAGCTAAATATAATACCGCTGACGGTATTCATGGATATAACTTAACTTTCGGCGGAGAACTAAACATCCACAATGCTTATACTCGCAAGAAAATTAGCGAGTCAAAAATCGGTTGTAAAAATCCGATGTTTGGCAAAACACCTTCTGCTGAAACCATTAGAAAAAGATGCATATCGCAATCTGGGGAAAGAAACGGAATGTTTGGCAGAAAACAATCTGACGAAACAAAAGAAAAAATCAGAGACGCTAATAAAGGGAGAATCCATTCCGAAGCATCTAGGAAAAACATGGCAGATTCTCATAAAGTAAAAGTTATAAATTTAAACACTATGCAAGTTTTTAATTCAACTAAAGATGCATCAATATCCATTAATCTAACAAGTAATGTATGTATCAGTAATTGTTGTCATGGTAAGCAAAAAACGTCAGGTAAAGACGCTAACGGCAAACCAATAAAGTGGATGCACTATGAAGAATTTTTAAAATTAAAAGCAATAGTGTGAGGGCGCGAAAGCGGTCTTTTTTTATTGCAAAGAAATCGTAAAATAAGGAAGTGATCACCATGCGCAAGCGTGGTCAATGAGCCGAGAGGCTTTATTTTTATGCCCAAAGGGAGTGGTGAAGTAATGGCAGGTCCAGGATTCAGGGTTAATTTTTCCTGTCCCGAACTGCAGGATGTTTTGCGTAACATGGACCGCTACAATACAAGACAAGCCGTAAAGATCGAGCAGGCCGTGTCAACTTCGACCAAGAATATTGCCAAGGGTGCAAGGCAAAGAATTCCTGTGCGTACTGGCGACTTAAAAAAGTCAGTTAGGAGTAATTTTAATGTGCGACAGATCCAAGGAATTGTAAGAGCCAAGGAATACTACGCGCATTTAGTTGAATTCGGAGCTGCAGCAGTACCTAGTAAGAACATACCGAAACGAAATGAAAGGCCATTTATGAGGCCAGCTTTTGAAGATGAAAAGCCTGCTCTCATAAGAGGAATTAGAGAGGCAGTGAGGCCATGATAAAACGAATACCATTAACGGCCTTGCAAAAGGCGTTGTATGGGCTATTAACTGAAAAGCAGATTGCCCCAATCACGCCAGTTTATGATGAAGTGCCAGAGGATGCAGTTCTGCCATACATAACACTGGGGGCATTTACTTGCAAGCCTAACGGAGCGAAGGGCAACACTGATATATCAGACGTTTCCCTGCAACTGCACATCTGGTCTGAGTATTCTGGCAAGCTAGAAGTAAACGGCATAGCCGAGGATATTATAACGATTATTGAAAACTTCAAAATTGACTTGTCAGTAAGTAATTTTGAAGTAACGAGTCAAGCATATGACATGTTTGAAGCATTCCCCGAAGAAATAGCGGGTTACCACGGGGTAGTGACATTCGTCGCAAAAATACAAAATTTAGGAGCGTGAAATAATGATAGATTTTCAATTTAATCTGCAGAATCATGCAGTAATGAACTTGGCGGATAATCCAAGTACCTCTAACGCAACAGTAGGTAAAGATTATTTGGCGTATATCAATACAGGAACAGTAGATATTCCAGATTGGACATTGATTGGTGGTCAGCGTGGCGCATCTCTTGGTATGTCAGCAGATGAAATTGACGTTGGTAATAAAGGATCTGGCGGTTGGTCTGCTAAATTGGCTGGTAATAAATCGTGGAATCTTGATCTTGATGGGTTATTGTTGTTGAATAACGATGGGATCGAAGCATTGCGTAGAGTTTTTAATCAAAGCAAACAAGCAAATATTAAACTTCGTTATCCTGACAATAACTATCAAATTGGTTGGGCGTCGGTAACAGACTTTAGTAGCGAAGCACCACATGATGGTGAAGCATCTTTAAAAGCAACATTGAATGGCGTTGGTCCTATCAGTAATATTTCCGTAACGGTATCTAAGGCAGCGCCAACCGATCAGACTTTCTATTTTGAAAAATCGGCTACTGCAACTGCTGTTAAATTAGGAACAACTGCCGTAGATGTAGACGACTATGTAGCTACAGAAGATGGTGAAATTACATTTGATAGTATATATCTTGCGACACTTGCTGTTGGTGAACATTTATTCTATGTTGATTTATCTATTGGTGGACAGGCACTGGTGGCTATTAGAATTAAAGCATAATGAAAGGCGGCTATATGCCGCCTAATTTTTACATAAGGGAGAATAAATATGAAAAAAACAATACCATTTGATTTATTTGGTGCAAAAGAAAACTTGCGTTTTACAATCTTGTCTATAGCTGAGCTAGAAGAGGTTATAGGGAAATCAATTCAGCAAATCGTGCAATCTCAAAATGCCGGCATTGGTTTTTGCCTTAAAGCCTTGCCGATCTGCCTAAAACGCATTAACCCTCATTTATATGTTGAAAAAATTGAAAAGTATTTATCGGAAGATGGCAGGACAATTGACGATATTGCTATTCCGATCATCCACGCGATTTGCGCCAGTGGTGCGTTAGGTACGACTTATCAAAAAAATGCTCTTAGAATATATTACCCTGACTTATATCCAGAAGAAAAAGAAGATGAAACAGAAAAAAACGAGTAGAGGACAGCGAGGGAAAAGCTGTCCTCTCTTTTCATGAGTGGGTAGAATGGGCGGAGCCAATTGCATATGGACCATTAAATTTAACACCTAGCCAGTTTGGCGAATTGCAGGTTCATGAATTTATGCAATTATATGATGGTTATATATGGCGACAGGAACAGGAAGAAAACAGGCTTGCATATTTCACAGCCTGTCAAATGAGTGTTCATACTTCAAAACCTGTATCTCCTAAGGATTTATTAAAACCATTAAGGCAGAAAGTTAAAATACGCAGCAAATCGGATGATGCGGAATACCTCCGAAAACAATTTAACCTGGATGGAGGTGAAAAATAAATGGCAACAGTAGCAGAGTTACTTGTACGAATCGGCGGTGATTCTTCGGGATTACGCCGAGAAATAAATAATTCTCAAAGGCAACTGCGTAGAGCATTTGGGCCAGAGGCGTTGGAACTATCCGAAGGAGCAGCGGGATTGTTAGGTGCTCTTGCAGTAGCAATGGGCGCAGTGGGAATTGCCAGTGTTGGTATGAGTTCAAAATTAAATCAAGCGCGTAGTGCTTTTGAAGTTCTTTTGGAAAGTGGCGACAAGGCCAACAAAATGGTATCAGACCTACAAGCATATGCAACCGCGACAAGCTTTAATTTTGAAGGGTTATCAAGCACTGCTAAATCAATGTTAGCAGTAGGCATTGAAGGGCAAGATGTATTGCCTATTATAGCTAGTGTTGGTGACGCGATTGGAACGCTTGGCGGTGGTACTGAGGCATTACAGGGGGTTATTAGAGCCTTATCCCAAATACAGGCTAAAGGCAAATTATCTGCAGAAGAAATGAACCAACTTGCGGAAAGAGGAATTCCGGGCTGGCGATACTTAGCAGAATCAATGGGTAAATCTACGGCGGAAGTCATGAAAATGACTTCTGATGGAGCAATTAATTCAACTACTGCTATAAATGCAATTGTTGGCGGGATGGCAACGCAATTTAAGGGTGGAGCAGAAAAAGCCAACAACGAAATGACTGGGCAATTTGAGTCAATGAAAGAAACTGTTATTAACATAATGGCACAGATTGGCGATAGTATCACGAAAACATTTGATTTGAAAAATGTATTTAGTCGATTAAATGATTCGCTAAGTCAATTCTCGTCTGCTGTGCAAAGTAGCGGAGTAAAAACCGCTATCCTTGGCCTCGTCCCTCCCGAAGCGACTGCCGCAGTGTTTGCGTTAGGTGGTGCGCTATTAATGGTAGCAGTACCAGCACTATACACATTTGCAGGTGCTATGTGGTTGGCAATCGCTCCAATGGCTCCATATATTGCGTTAGGAACTGCAATAGGTTTATTAGCTTATGAGATATGGAAAAACTGGGAGCCTATGAGTGACCTATTCGGCGGCATGTGGAATTTAATATCTAATCGCACAGTTATGTTTTTAAATGACTTGCAATCAAGTTTTTACCGCACAATATCCCGCGTTATGGGTTATCTAACGCCGTTGGCTAATTTGTTTGGAGGTACCTTTCAAGCCACTATAAGCAACTGGGGCGATAATGCAACCAACCAATTAGAAAGATTATCGGCAAGCTCTAAAGATTCTAGGACAAAAATTGAATCTAATTTAGGAGTAATTAAAAACGCTTGGAATAAAACTGCAGTAGGCTTGAAATCAATGGATATTGCAGGACTTATGCCTGGAGGACAAGGTAAGCCCAATACAACCTTTACAGGATTGCATGGCAATGGTGCTGGCAATCAAATGGCTGATAAGGCAGGAGAAGCAGCAGCCAAAAAAGCGGAGAAAGCTTGGGAGCAGTTAGAGAAAAAAGCCGATCAAGTTAGTCGTTCTATTGAAAAAGAATGGATACAATTGACTGGTACACAAATTGACGCTTTGGATAATTGGAAGAAATACGAACTGAAAACACTCAATGAATCGAAAGATGCTAATGAGAACTATGAAAACGATCTTATAAGGCTTGATCAAATTTACGCCGAGAAAAAGAAAAAAATCCTCTACGATCAGTTAAAAGACACTAACCGTATATGGGATTCTGCCAAAGCAGACGCACAAGAATATCAAGACAAACTTGCTCAAATCGGTTTAACTGGCGTAGATAAGCAGAAATTTGAAATCAATGATAGTGCCAGTGATGAAATTGATAAAATGCTTAATAAGTACCGAGATTTAAAAGCCGAGTATGAAAATGGCACTAAAGCGCAGCAAGAAGAGTTTCGTAAAGCGTGGACTGCTAACGGCATTCAGTTTGAACTAACTGAAAATGGTATGGTTAATTTCCAAAAACAAACTGCAGCTAATCAGTTAATAATCGAAAAAGATAAAAATCAAAAGCTCAAGGATTTGCATTATGAGCGTGTTAAATATCAAGAGGATTTAGACAAGGCTTATGATGAAGGCGACTTGGCAAGATTTAAAGAAGTACTAAATAGCAAACAGGCTTTGCTAGAGCGAGATATAGAAGGCCAACAGGCTATGGCAGATTTATATAAAACAGTTTGGTCTGACGCTCATATGTCAATGACAGAGGTTATTGCTGGTATTGGTGATGTTGCCTATGATGGCCTAAAAACAGGTCTTGCCGATATTTTAAAAGGTACTAAAAGTATTAGTGAGGCTTGGAGCGCATTAGGTTCCACTATCGGGAACGTAATAGCAGATATGGCGGCAAAATGGATAGCGGCGCAAATTGCTATGGCTATATTCGGAAAGAGTAGTCAAGCCGCAACGGGCTCAACTGCTGCTGCAGGCGGCGCAACCGTTGCATCTGCATGGGCACCAGCAGCGGCAATGGTATCGTTGGCAACCTTCGGGGCAAATGCAGGTCCTGCAATGACTGGTATCGCATTAACTACGGGATTGGCAGAATTGTTATCTGGTATAGGAGGTAAAGCTACAGGCGGTGAGATAATTGGTCCAGGTACTGGAACGTCTGACAGCATCCTATCATGGCTATCCAATGGCGAGTATGTTATAAAAGCCTCTGCCGTTAAGGCCCTGGGGATTGATGCACTTAATACGCTAAATACTGGTAGAATGCCAGCGTTTGCAACTGGCGGTTTGGTAACTGGAGCGTCATTATCTACTATTGGTAGTGGATACAGTAGATCAAACTCTGCTGTAAATAACGCTGGCAAATCAGATAACAACCAGACACAGCAAAACCAGCCAATTCAAGAAAATCACTTACACTTACACACTCTTGACGGCAAGAGTACAGAAAAATGGTTACATAACGGTGGCGGAAAAGCGATATCTAAATTCATGGGTAATCAGGCAAGATCATTTGGAATGGGGGTGTAAGGCATGAGTTTACCCGTATTTCCGTACTTCCCCTCTATGGCATGGGATTCAACAAAAACTCAGAAATGGGACGTTATTATAAAAAAGTCTGGTAGTAAAAAACGCAAAACAATGACCACGCAAGCATATCCAGAATGGGTAATAAAATGTGCTTACACTTGCTTAGACGTGGACGAAATTGAACAATTAGCTGGCTTTTTTGCGAAAGTAAAAGGCCAGCTATCTCCTTTCTTATGGAAAGACTTTGAAGATTACAAGCAGGAAAATGTGAGAATTGGGACTGGCAACGGAGTAAATAAGGATTTTCAACTGCTTAGGAATTATGCAGATGAATATGTTGAGCCAATATATGACGTAGTTCCTGGTACTCTTACCGTGTATGTTGGCGAAGTATCTGTCCCGTATACGCTGGGTACTGATGGTCTAGTCACGCTAGATACTGAGCCTGAGATTGGAAGTCCAGTCACGGCAACCTTTGAATATTATTGGCGTGTGGCATTCGACGATGATATTACATGGGAAAACTTCTGGTATGGTTATTACAAATTAAATACAATAACGTTGGTGAGTGCGCGATGAAACAAGTACCTATTGAATTATTAAATTATCTACATAGTAGAAAACAAATTTTCATGTGTGATTTATACGAATTAGAACTGGCAAGTGGTCTGGTTTTTCGATACGCAAATTATGGCATGGATATAACCTTGCCAGATGGTAGTTTTTATACTAGTAAAGGACCTAGCTTTACGCGAGACAAAATTGGATTATCGTCAAAAATAAAAGTCGATGAAATGAATGTAACAATAACTGTTGATTCAACTGATAAAATCGGTGGAGTACCAATGATGCACGTTGCTAATAACGGCGGTTTTGATTGTGCTAAGTTGACATTGTCATTTTGTTTTATGGATAGTCCTGGTGTAGTCGTTGGTGCAGTTGAAATGTTTGGCGGGGATATATCAATAAATAATGGCGGTGGATTAGACCTATCGTTAAAAGTAAAATCAAGCGCACAAAGATTAGACGTTGAATATCCGCCACGTAGATACTACCCAACATGTCCATATACCTTATATAGTGCTGGTTGTGGTTTAAACATAGCAACGTTTACTGTATATGGGACAGTTACAAGTATAATCGCAGGGGCATATCATTTTGGTACAAATCTGAATTTTTCTTCAGGTTATTATAACAATGGTGGGATTGAATTTTTGTCAGGTGCTCTTACTGGAGCATTTGCCCCTATTAAATATTCTAACAATACAGGTTTTGAATTATTAATTCCGCTAAATATTGCCCCTGCAGTCGGTGATACTTTTCGCGTATATCCAGGATGCAATAAAACATCTCCAGAGTGTGACAGTAAGTTTGGAAATTTTACTAAAAATCGTTCAACGCCGTATATCCCGTTAAAGGAGTCGATAGTATGAGTTGGCGTGATGATGTAGTCAAGGAAGCAATGACATGGGAAGGAACGCCACATAGGCATGAGGCCATGGTCAAAGGTGTTGGTGTAGATTGTGCCAGGATATTGATAGCTGTTTATGAAGCAACGGGAGTAATGCCTAAAGGGGAATGCCGTCCGCCTCATTATCCGCAAGACTATCATTTGCATAAAGACCCTAAATATTTAGAATGGGTACTAAAATATTGCGATAAAGTTGAAGAAGCTCTACCAGGAGATATTGCAGTATTCCATTTTGGGCGTGGAATTAGTCATGGCGGAATTGTATTAGAATGGCCAATCATTATACATGCTTATACGTCTTTAGGAGTGATAAGGTCTAGTGTTGAAGAGTCTCTGTTACTTGAACGTAATGGCAAGACTCGTCTTAGAGGAATTTACAGGCCAAAAGGGTGTGAATAATGGGCGGATTATTTAAAACACGGAAGACTAGCACAACTGCAGATAAACTGTCTGATTTTAAAATTAACTCAGCTAGCTACGGCGAATCTGTACCAGTTGTGCTCGGTACAACTAAAATATCTGGCAATGTGATTGATTGGTATGATTTCAAGGCAATTCCTCACACAACAACGACTAGGACAGGTAAGGGTGGAGGTTCAAAGTCAAGTAATACGGAGTTTACGTATACTGTAGCGTGCTTAATTGGTCTATGTGAAGGCCCAATAACTGGTATTGGCACTGCATGGAAAGATAAAGAAGTTTATGCTAATGGACTATCTGGCGTAGGAATGACACTGTTTAATGGATTGTATGGTCAGTCGCCTTGGACATATACACAGTCAAAGCATCCTGAAAGAGCATTGCCATATTCCGGGCTTGCTTATGTAGCTGGCGTAATGGATCTAGGTAATAGCAATGGATTACCTACTCTAAGTTTTGAAGTAAGAGGAATGTTGCTCAATACTGGTGATGGCGTAGACGTTGATCCTGCAGCTGCAATAAGCTATATAATGTCAAATGCTTATAACGGTGTAAATTTAGGCAATACGATTAATAGCGATAGTCTTGATAGGCTGAGTACTTACGCAAAAGCAACTGATCTATTAATATCAACACCGCCAGACAGCATGGAGAAAAAAGCCTATGAAATCATAAACGATTTTTGCACCGCACTAGACACAATGGTTTTTTTAAGCCAAAGAAAAATCAAGTTTATGCCTCTGTGCATGGATGAAATAACAGCACATGGTGTAAATTATCAGCCAAATACTACAGTATTATATGATTTGACCGATGATGATTTTTTGGAAGATAGTGAGGGACAGACAGTTATTTTCGAGCGCATCCCTGATCAAGAAGCTTATAATCAATACACTATTGATTATATAAATCGCGCCAACTCTTACGAATCTGAATTGGTTTATGAACAAATTGACGTAGATGTTAATAATAGGGGTTTGCGCCCTGCAGATTCATTGACAATGCATTTTTTACATACAAAGGCAAGAGCATCATATGTTGCGAGAAATAAGGCTCTAAACAGTTTAACACGGCGTAATAGATATACGTTTAGGCTTGACACGTCTTTTTGTCTATTAGAGCCTGGGGATTTGTTAACACTCACCACATCAACAATTGGGTTGGATAAACAACCAGTAATAGTTGAAAATTGGGAAGAGGCAAATGACTGGGAAATAGAAATTACAGCCTTTGGGATACCACGCGGTAATTACTCTGCAGGGATTTATGACGTGCATGAGGCTGAGCGTGGTTTTGTTGATTATAATGTTAGTCCTGGGAATATTAATCAACCTGTAATATTTGAACCTCCCGCCAATTTAGAAAATGCAATGGCAATCTATCTCGCTGGTTCTGGTGGGGAAAATTGGGGTGGGTGTAATATATGGGTTAGTGATAATGATGAAACATATCAGCAGATAGGAACAATCGACAGCCCTGCAAGGCAAGGCGTATTATCATCGCCGTTATCAATAGGCGTTGATCAAGATATAGTAAATACGCTTGCAGTAGACTTAAGCATGAGCCGATCAGAGCTATTATCTGGCACCCGTGCAGACGCAGATAACTATAATACATTATGCTATGTCGGCGGAGAGTTAATATCTTACGAAACGGCAACCTTGACGGCAGAAAATAAATATGATCTAACATATTTACGCCGTGGAGTTTACAGTACTGAAAACAAATATCACGGAGTTGGCGAACAGTTTTTACGAATTGATAAGTCGGCAATATTCTCATACCCGATAACAGAGGAACAAATAGGGAAAACAATTTATCTAAAATTTACCTCGTGGAATGTGTTTGGAACTGCACAGCAGGAACTTGATGATGTACAAGTATATAGTTATGTCATTAAAGGGACTGCATTAACCTCGCCACTAGCAAATGTAATTGATCTTAGAAATTACTATGAAAATGGCAATATGTATTTGATATGGTCGCCAATAACTGATTTCAGAAGCCCGATAGAGTATGAAATACGCAAGGGTAATAGCTGGGGATCAGCTGAGATATTGGGCAGGACATTTAATACTAAATTCCAACTGCAGGGCAATGGTACTTACTGGGTTGCAGCAGCATACAAAAATATATATTCATATGTCCCTGTAGAAATTATAATCACTGGTGCAAGATACGTGCAAAATGTAATTGCCGTATTTGATGAAAAAGAAACTGGATGGACTGGAACTGTATCTGGTAATGCGGTATTGATGGATGATGAAATACACTTAATAGGATCAGGAGATTTTGACAGTATACCGGATTTTGATGTAGTTTGGAATTTAGATTACTACGGTTTTGATGCTGGACAGGGAATTTATCAAATTCCAGAATCGCATAAAATTGATATAGGAGCGCCTGCGCTATGTAATGTCAGCGTTAATTACCTATTTTACGGTGATACCATTTACCCAACATTTGACGATATTCCCGATTTGGATGCGGTGACTAATTGGGATGGTGATTACAGCCAATATGTTGGTTGTAAGGTGCAAATCAACATTGATGATGCAGGATGGCAGGATTTTTCGGTTGGGCAGTATTTCGGACAAACCTTTAATTTTAGAGTTATTTTAGAAAACTACTCCAAAGACGTTACCGCTATTCTAAGCGGTTTTTCTTATGCTGTTGATGTGCCAGATATTGTGGAATCTAAAAATGTAACTGTCTTGGCAGATGGCATAAGTATTTTATATGAGGCATATTTTCACGCCATTCCTGAGCCACAAATAACAATTTTTAATGCACAGGAAGGAGATGAAGTATTTCTGTCATTCCAAGGGCTTGGCGGATTTACGATCCAGATCAAAAATGGCGGTGTAGGCGTTGAACGAAACATCAACTACATGGTACAAAAATATTAAGGAGGGATGAAATTGTCACAAAATACATTAAGCGTAGTCAATGGTTCTGGCCTTGCAGTCAGGACCGCTTTTAATTTAGCAATACAGTCAGTAAATACAGACTTTGCAGGGGCCACAGATCCAGCCACTATGGTGCCCAGTAATGCATTTGCCTATATGATGTGGATAGACACGGCTAATAGTTTAGTAAAACAGCGTAATACCGACAATTCAGCATGGGTTACGCTTGGTAAATTAGACACTGACGGCACTATAAAGTGGGATATTAGCAAGATGAATATGGCAGGTACACTTGGTGGAGCATTGCACCAAGCAAACCCTATTAGCCTTACGAGTGCTAGTGGGGTTTTAGCATTGACGGAAGAAGGGAATAGTTTTGATGTATCTGGTGCCGAAGATTTAACCTCTATTATAGGTTGGACCGCTGGTAGATTTACGGTTAAGTGGACCGTTGCTAGGATTGTTAAAAACAATGCAAATATATCTATACCAACGGGACTAGATCGTGCAATATTAGCAGGAGATATAAGTGAATTTGAATTTACAGCAGTAGGGAAAGTTCGAGAAATTAATCATTCATCATCATATGCGGGGGCTGCTAACATTCCTCAAGTTGGCGTGCCAAATAATGTGGTAAATGGAATGGAAATTACAGCAGGTACAGGCTTGCAAGCCGTTGTTACTACAGGCAGAGCAATTATCAGCGAGGCAGCGGTTAATTTTGATGTATTTACAAATACAATTACGTTATCGCCAAGAATGACAGCGTTAATCTATGCAAAATTGGATAAAACGATTAGCAAGGTAGAAGCAAAGTTGCCCGACGTAGACGCAAACACCATAGTCCGCTATGACTTTACCAATTGGGACGGAGTATCCCCTATACCTAATAGCGCGGTGGGGGTGAATGGTAACACCATTGCAGTAGCTAATAATCTAATATTAACTAACCCCACACCTGGTACATCATTAAAACGGGTAGATGGTCATTTAGGCTATGCAATGCAGGGGGATGGGTCCACAGGGTATGGTGTGAGTCAGAATAGTACGGGGTTCCCATTAGGCGCAAATACTAGAGGGATGGAAGTACTATATACACATAAGGTTAATGGGGCTGTACAAATTATATGTTCATATGGGGGAAATACACCGAGTACAGGATACTATTTACATGTACTATCTACAAATAGCTTGGCAATTGCTGATAACACCACTACCTTTGACAGTGGATTTACTCTAGAAGACGGAAAAACATATATGATAGCTTTATATAACGATGGATTAAAATCTTATCTATATGTTAATGGGTCGTTCATATACTCTGTTTCCCAAGTACCTATAACCATAGCAGGGAGCTTGTACATCTTTAGATACCAACCATCGCCCAGTACTTATTTATCGCCTAGCATAATCCATGCATTTGAACTTCGCAACAAAATACGTACTCCTGCACAGATAGCGCAGATTAGTAATAAATTATTGTTGCCATGTAGTTATCAAACCCCGTCTTCGCCTGTTCCTCTAATGACCGCCAATAGTTCGCAAGGGTGTGTAGCTAGTGCTAGTAGTGAGTATGCGGGATATTCTGCTTATATGGCTTTTCGTAAAGGTTCTTTTACTGGTGATACTGGATGGTATACCGCTACTTTAGCTACTGGATGGTTACAATTGCAATACCCTAGTGCCTTTAAACCTAAATGGGTAGATATACAGGCTGTTAATGGTGATATTAGCAGATCGCCAAAAGATTTTACTGTATATGGTAGTAATGATGGCGGGATTACAAAAATAACATTATTAACAGTAGTAGGTGCTACAGGATGGACGGCAAATATGCGTAGACGTTTTGCCATTTTAGGTTCAAGTGAATACCTTACTCTTGGAATTAACATTACCTCTGTTAATGGTGGTGCATTGGTCTCTATTAACGACCTTGACTTTGGTACTGATGTAGTTTCGACAACTGATATACGCGAAGTATTGCCATCTGCTGATTGCGTTAGTCTTGGCGTAGTACAAACATCTTCTGCGGGAATAAAAGATATTAATATGAAGCATAAAACAGGCAGAAGAGAAAAAGCCTTCGGTGGTAATCGTAAAGAGTTTTTAGGATGGGTATATTTTAGTGGTCAATCTACTATCCCTTTAGGTTTTAACCCTTTTGATACGCGTAAGGTAAAATATACACTTAGTTATGCGGAAGACGCTAACGGAACGAATGAGACTCCTGTTGTTGCTAATGCCTATCTCAATACGGATTATGGTGCAACTATTAAAGGTGTAGATGCCAACGGACAGATTATGTGTTACATATCGGCATTGGGGGCCGCATATTTAAAAGGTGCTTGGAAAACATCTGGCTATATAGGATGTTATGCGAAGATAAGGGAGGATAATTAAATGCAATGGCATAACTCGAAAACAGGAGAATTACAATCTGAAAAGCCAGGGGCAACTATAGTGTCCCAAGAATACTGGGACTCCCTCTACTCCGATTGGGAGCAGGTATCCCTTGATTTTAGACCACCTGTACCACTCATTGATCTAAAATCGCAAAAATGGGCAGAAATCAAACTTGCAAGAGACGCAGAAGAGCGCTCCCTTTTACCGTATAGGAATAAATTATTTGACTTTGACGCATTATCTTCCGAACGTTTAGCATGGGCAATATCAGCAGCAACTACCGCTAAGCTTGCGTCACAGGCTTTTACAGTTGATTGGACTACTTACGACAACACGATCATAACTATGACTGCAGACGATATTTTAGGACTGCCTATTGCGGTGGCTGTTAGGTCTAATGAGGTACACCAAAAGGCAAGAGGGCTACGACAAGAGATAGAAGATGCTGAAACGGTAGAAAATTTAGACTTAATTAACTGGTAAGAGCCGACTGGCTCTATTTTTATTGGGGGTGCGGGATTGGAAATACTTAAATATTGGGAAAAGCTTATTGAGGCTTGGCAGATTAAAATTCTGCTAAGTATTTTTTTTACATGGTTGTTTGGTGAGTACAACACAGGATTAGGGGCTTTAGGTTGTCTAGTAGTATTGGATTGGTTGACAAAATGGGGCGTGCTCTCAAAAGAGGCAGGGAGTTTTTTGATTGCATGGCGGACTGATGCTATAAGTAGCCGAGGTATGAGAGAGGGTCTGAAAAAAATAATTTGGTACATATCTGCTCTGATTGCTGCACATCAATTAGAGCAATTTTCTATTCTTGGGTATTCTGTGGGCCGTGCTGCTACAGAAATCATGAGCGCATACCTAGCGTTGATCGAGGCAAAAAGCATCCTGGAGAATTTAAGGGATATGGGAATGCAAGGCGTTGATCCTTTAATTACGATGTTGGGTAAAAAACAAAATCAAATTACAGGAGGGGACAAATAATGAAAATTACAATTAACGGAGGTCACTACCCAGGACTAGACAGTGGAGCGGTTGGAGCAAGTGGATTGCAAGAGGCAACTGTCGCAAGGGATATTATGAAGCATACAGCGTGTTATCTTCGGGCCGTAGGCTATAACGTCCTAGAAGTGCAGAAAAATGAACTACGCCAGATTACAGATGCATCCAATGCCTTTGGTGCTGATTTACTTGTATCTATACACTGCAATGCTGCCACCAATATATCTGCGAAGGGTACGGAAACGTTTTGCTACCAACTAGGTGGTTCAGGAGAAAAACTGGCCAGATGCATCCAGTCTCAAATTATAAATAGTCTAGGTACTGTTGACCGTGGTATCAAGACAGCCAACTTTGCAGTACTTCGTGATACAGATTGCCCTGCAGTGCTGGTGGAAACAGCCTTTATTTCGAATGCGGAAGATGAAGCTTTATTAGCAGATGAAGCAAAGCGTGATCAATTTGCTGCTGCTATTGCTAGGGGTATTACTGATTACGTGGGAGGTATATAAATATGCTTAACTTAGATAAGTTATTAGATCCTAAATATTTTTTATTGGGAGCAGTAATTGGCCTTTTAATAGTAGGTAGTTTTATTGGTTACGATGTATTGCAAAAACATGCTGATACTGAGGCCAAGTTGCAGCAGGCAATTGTCCTGAGTCAGCAACAAGCCCAGGACAAAAATGTCCTGCAAAATAAGTTAGACCTAAGTAATCAAAATGCTGAAATGTTGGCCAACTTTATAACGAAAGCACAAGTAGGCCAGGTGCAACCAATTAATCATTTCACTGTACAGGCACCAAGCGTACAAGTTGCGGCCGAAGATATAGCAAAACGTATTAATGATAAAGATCCCACACTTCCGCCTGCAGCACTAGAAAAAACCGATAATACGATTGTAATTACCAACACTAATAAAACTGCTAAAGTTAATTATGACGTTGCTGTATTTAAAAATAATAATTACCGCAATTGGGAATGGTCTACCGGCTACGGTCAGCATGGCGGTGATCGTTACATACCTGTAGAGCTGCAGCGTAATTTTAGTAAGGATGCTGCAGTATCTTATGAACACCACTTTGGTGGGGATAGTTCAGGATGGGAAGTGAAATATACTAGGAAAACGGATAAATTATTCTTATTGTTTTAACGGACGTTGTAAATCATATATGGTTATCAACAGCACAAGCCCCGTCTTACCTTAATTGGTAGGGCGGGGCTTTTTTTATTCTGCAGCTTTTATATCTAATATTTTTTCTTGCTCATACGCCAAAGACCATAACGCTCTCATTACATCTTCATACCAATAATATTCAGTACTTGGAATAATTTTGCCTTTACGGTCTTCAAGATATTTTGGAGTTAGTTTGTTTTTTAATATAGGGTAATTAGCAAACAAAATTGACATACCATCAGAATCAATAGTTTTAGATCTATCATATATAGCATTAAACCACACTTTACCAGCATCTACATATGGATCACGCATCATATTAAGAAATTCTTTAGGATAAATATCTTGTCCGCCATGAGGGTATTTGTCTGCGTATCGCCTACATTCTACGCCAGCCTTTGAAACGACACTATTATAAGTTGTTATATTCACGCCAGCTTCAATATTATATCTAATCTCTTTAATTGCATCAATTGCCTTTCTAGCATCCAATTGATTTTCTGTAGCTTCAGCAGCAAAGGCAGAAACGGTTGTCAATATTAATATAAACACAATCAATAATATTCTCTTCATCACATAAACCTCTCTTAATATTTTATTTATAGTACAACTACCACGCATTACATTATTTTCCTGCAATCAGCAGGACTTTAATAGAAATAATTGAATAACATACCATTATATTGTTGCTGGTGGTGAAATATGCTTAAAAATAAATTAGAAAAGTACAGGCTAGAATTATCACTTGAAAGAGGCATTGAAATAAAACAAAATGATTTTGCAAAAAATATTTTGCATGTAGGCCAAAGCCAATATAACAGATGGGCAAGACAAGAGGTACAACCATCACTGGAATTAGCATTTTGGATAGCTCTACAACTTAAATGCAAAATAGAAGATTTGTTCGAATATACTCATCCAAAACAGGATGAGTAATTTTTTTATTTTATTTTATGTAGGACAGGCAATAATTATGCATTATTGCATATCTATATAGTGCAGAACTTAATAAATCAGTTCAGCGCAGGAGGTGCTTGCATGGCGGCACAAACAAAGCCAGTTTATTTTAATATTGACCACGAAAAGCGATTATTAGACTTTGCAAATAGCTTGCCATCATTTGGGGCGTGGGTGAAACAACGGATCGGGGAAGAGTTGGACCGCAAAGAGCCTGTAAAATGGAATTTGCCTAGAAAATAAGAGGGGGATTTAAAATGAAAAAGATTGATATTCTGGTTGAAAAATTACTTGATGAGTGCCAAAAAGAGGGTATTGATATGTATTGTCTTTACAATGAAAAAGGTGTATTTAATGGATTGTATCGTTATGATGCTACAAATGGTAAAGTGGTAAATTTGTTTGAAGGGATCCATAGCGCAATAAGCAATAAAGGCTACGGCTCTGTAACTCGCGGAAACAGAACATTTAAGGTGATAGATAATGAATGTACTGAATGAGATTAAAAATGATATACGGTCAATCATTATGCCAATCTTAAACATGGAAATCCCTCTTGCAGTTACAGAAACAATTGAGGCTTTATGGGAAGAAAAGCGCAGGCCACAAATCCACGCTAAAAAGAAAACCGCGAACGGCTATACATATACCATAGCTCTCCCCGCAGGAATCAGTTTTAAGGATTTTTATAGTAAGCAAGATTATTTTAAAGATGCTGCAGGCGGGAATAAAGTCCAGGTAGATATAAGCCAATCTGGTAAAATGGCGATATTAAATATTAGTACCGATATGCTAGGTGATTATTTTACATATTCGGCAGATTATCCGCAAAAGGGAATCCTACCGATCCCAATAGGCTACAGTAAGCGAGGGCTAGAGGTTGTTGATCTTGCATCATTGCCCCACATGCTAATAGGCGGAACTACAGGAGGCGGTAAATCCAATGTCATACATGTTATTGCTAACTCATTATTAAATCTGCCAGAGCCGCCTATGATAGTTTTAATTGACCTTAAAATGTCGGAGTATAATTACTTGGAAAATCGCGTTATGCTAGTAACCGAGCTGGAAACAGCATGTCAGGCATTAGATAGACTGGTGCAGGAAATGCGGAAGAGGCAACTATTATTAAAACAATCTAAATTCGTAAATATCGGTAAATATAATGCTAAATGTGAAACGAAATTGCCATATATCGTATTAATTATTGATGAACTAGCAGAATTAAAGGATAAGGACGCACAGGCCGATCTAGAAACATTAGTTAGGTTATGCAGGTCCGTGGGTATTTGTAATGTGGCTGCAACTCAAAGGCCATCAAGTAAAATATTTTCCAGTAAGTCTTTTGGTGATGCAAAGGCCAATTTCTCAGGTAGGTTATGTTATCAAGTAATATCTAATACAGACAGCCGTATCATCCTAGACACAGGAGAGGGCGCATTATTACCATCTATTCCAGGGCGGGCCATATGGCGAAATGGTAGGGAACTAATAGAGATTCAAACACCTTACCTTGATCCAGAGGGGGTGCAACAGATTGACCAATTTCAGACGTGCGGGGAAACAAAGGGACAATCGATTAATAGAAACTCTAGCAGAGTGGGGCGTATTGGATGCAAGACAAATTCAACTATTAATATTCCCTTCCGCTAGAGTGGCACAGCGAAGATTGTCGGCACTGTACCAGCAGGAAATAATTAAACGTAGCACACAAACATCACCGTATTTTTATTATATAATTGTCCATAAAAATCCCCTACAACGTATAGGTGTAAACTGGGCTAGGTTGTGGCTTGCTAGGCGTTGCAAGTCGTGGGAGCGTATATCATTTAATTATGATACGTCAATTTGCACAGTTACAAATACGATAACTGGATCACTCCGAGAATATTACATTACGGACAAGATTTTTAAGTTGCCAGGAGATAACACAATTATAATCAACGATGATTTTATAAATACTGTTAGGGAGGGTTTAAAATGCGCGAGATTATATTAATAATGGCAATGCTATTAATGCCATCTGTGAGCCGTGCTGCAGGATTGCGTGATTTAATAGTCGGCGCCAGCCCAGATGCTAAGATCTATTTATACGGAGTAATTGCGATTTTTGCAGTTGGCATTGTAGGTATGGCTGGATCAATGATACTCAGCGCATTTGGCAATGGCAAAGTAGCTAGGTTAGTTACCAACGGCAGTTACCTTGCTGCAGTAGGTGTGTTTATTTCATTGGCCTTGATGTTATTTAAACAGTTTGTAGATTTGGTAGTTGGATGATATACGTCTGCCTATGCGTGAGATATGCGCAATCGTGTATAAAAACAAGCCTTAACACTAGATGTTAGGGCTATTTTTTTTGTTAGAAACAGGGTTGCGGTAAGATATGATATTACGCGTACATGCATGTGCGTAAAAAAAATGAGGTCCGAAACGATATTATATTGCATTATACTGCAACCGATACTGCAACATAGGTTTTTAAGTGTTTATAAGCCCTTTGCAACTGGTTATTTTAAACTTAAACAAAAGTCAATAAGCATAAGCTTTCAACCCATATAAATGCTGAACTTATCACTGTTTTTTATAAGAATTTCTTTTTCGTTGACATCGAAGAGGTCTGCGGTTCGAGTCCGCCTAACCCCACCAGTAAATTCAAGGCTTTACGGCTTCAGTCGTAAGGTCTTTTTTGTTTTCTACTGCAACCGTACTGCAACCCAATTTTAATTTTTTCATAGCTTGTCCTATTTTTTGCGCTGCTTCATGTTGCCCTTTCTCTGTAGCGTGGATATATCGGCGCGAACTTCTGTAGTCGCTATGTCCTAATTGGGCCTCTATAAGTCTTGTATGTGTGTTTAAGGCCGCTAATTGCGTTCCGTAGTTATGGCGTAAAGAGTGAAAAGGGAACTTGTCTACGCCAGCCTTAACGGCATGTATTTTGAAATCTCTCAAGAAGTTATTTGGGTTGTGCGGTGTACCGTTTATATTTTGAAATACATATACATCATCTGGTTGCAGTACGCGGCGGCGTTCTAGTTCATTCATGGCCTCTTCTGGTACAGCAATAGTGCGTTTTCCTGCTTTTGTTTTAGTTCCAGTTGCAGTATTTGACCATTGAGGCACACCATTTACTACAATCCAAGTTTTGTTAATATTTATCGTATTATTTACAAAGTCAATATCATCCCATGAAAGTCCAAGAATTTCACTGCGGCGCATCCCTGTTGCTAATTCCAGCAGTACAATATCATATATCCTCGTGCCAAAACATTCAGCCAGTATGGCGTTGGTCTGATCGTCGGTTAATATCGTAATTTCTTTTTCTTTAATGACTGGCAATTCAATTTTACTACATACATTTTTCTTGATCACATTATCTTCGACTGCAAGGTTGAGAATATTTTTTATAATCATGTGTATTTCTGCTAAAGATTTAGGAGAGAGGGAACTATCATTAATTAGTTTTTGTATATTTTGTCTAGTTAGTTCTTGGATTTTTATATCGCCCAGGACTTTCTTGATGTGGTTATCATACAGGGATACGTATTTATTAATTGTATTAGCTTGTAGGGCGGTCTTTTTGTTGCTTATCCATAGTGTAGCATAATGATCGAAAGCAGTAGTTTTCTTTTCGATAAATTCGCCATTTTGTTGCTCATTTAGTGCAGTCTTAATTTTTTCTGATACTTCACGTCTTGTTTTACCGTAGAAGGTCGCTCTTTTAGCTTTTCCATTATCGTCCTTGCCTAACGATATTTGCCCTTGCCATAATCCATTAGGACGTTGAGATATTGAGCCTTCACCGTTACCGCGTTTTTTCGCCAAATAAAAACACCTCTTTTAAAAAAACTTTTTTAAAACCATTTAAATTATAATAACATGATCGTAAAAATAATAAAAGAACCTGCCATTGTTATTCTGGTAGGTTCTTCTTTATTCCGTATTTAATAAATAGATCATTAAATGCCTCTTCAGTTAAACGCGATATTGGGATTCTGGTATCGGCAGATAGTTGACGGATTAACTCTATTTGCTCTTTAGGTGTAGTAGTGCTGAAATGCCCTCGATGCTTTAATTCGCCCATAAATTCACCTCTACAATATCATACCATTGCAGGGGAACATTGTAAGCTGACTGAAGCTTAATTAAGCTTCTTTAAGTTTATTGCGAAAAGATATATGTCAAGCAGGAATATTCTAAATTGTCCCAAAAGAGAATGTCATTCCAACAAATACCTGTGAAAATATTTTAATATATTGATATACTCAGAAAAACAGGTTGCACAGCGGAGGTCGGTTGTTTTCAAACTCAAAATAGAGTCCCTAAGAATCAAGCATAAACTCACTGTTAGGGGACTTGCTGAGTTGTCAGGTGTCTCTAAAACGGCAATCGGAGATATTGCCATTGGCGTTAAAACGTCTATTAATAAAAAGCAGGAGCTAGGTTTTTGTAAAGCATTTAAATGTAATCCAGAAGATTTATATTATAAGGATGATGATTTATATGATTAACAAAAAATCAACAAATTCACCACTTAGGCCACCGTAATAATGGTGGTCGTTTTTCTTTTGTCGAAATATGAAACAAAATGTATTAATTGTAATTGAGATTTTATTCTGTAATCGTGGTATAATAAACTACAAAACAGAACGTATGTTCGATATAAAAATAATAAGAGAGGCGTATTATTTATGGCAGAAGAGGTAGAATATGAAGTAATAGACTTTGATGGGTACATCCCTTGGGCAAAGCGTGAAGATGGCAAATATGCCGTTGATCCATTATATTTAGAAGAATTTAAAATATATATGAATATAAAATAAGTCATAAAAAGGCTGCCTCAAAAATGCAAACGCATAAGAGGCAGCTTTTTATTTTGTGTAAAAATCTATTAACTTTTCTAACACTTCTATAGGCATTCCTTTTTTCATAGCCTTTTCTGCTAATAGCACATATGGGCCACTATTCGGATCGGTAATAACCTTCTGAGTTTCTTCGTCTATATCTTTCATGTCATTAATAACGATCGTTCTTCCTAAAAGGGAGTCAATTGTTACATTGAAATAGTCGGCTACCTTTTGTAGTGTTTCTACTTTCGGAGAGCTTGTTTCCCATTTATAAATAGCCTTTTCGCCAAGAGCTAGTTCTTTCCCCAGTATTTCAAGCTTTATTCCGTTAATCTCACATAGTTTCTTGATATTATCTACTAAAGCCATCTAAAGCACTCCTTTATAATATTAAAATAAAGTATCAAACTCGAAACTTTATTGTTGACAAGTTTCGAAGTCGATACTATAATTACATTAACAGCTTGAATAGTAACCGCAAAAAGGCAACAAAAAACCAGAGGGTTTATTTAACCCTTAAAAAATCGTTGGGGAACGATAGGAACGTTTTTTATTGTCATAACAAAGTTATTGTAACATATTTACATATATTTGTAAACAATTAAAGCTGTTTTTGTAAGCAAGTATTTTAGAAAGGAGATTAATTTATGGCAAAATACACTGAGTTTGGAATGAAAGTAATGATAGCTCTGTTGGAAAGAGATATGAGCATTCCTAATTTAGCAGACGAAATCGGCACGTCTAGACAATACCTTGCAGATATTTTAAAAGGAGCACGTCCTGGTAAAAGGCTTAAACCGATTATTAAAGAAAAGCTTGGAATTATTGAATAAGAAAGGAGCGTAAATATTATGACTGCAATACCAGAATTTATACCAGTGAAAGAAATTCAAAAGATTCTTGGATGCTCTCAACCTAAAGCGTATGAAATAGTACATAGTAAAGCTTTGTCTGGAATGGTAACTAAAATTGGTAGAAGTATTCGCGTTGATAAACGTAAATTTTTAGAACTAATTGAAAATGGTGCAAGTTTTTAAAATAATATCTTTTTTTATCGTGGCAAACTCCGCAGACCTCCCCAACATAGCATATGCGTATTCAGCGGAAATTATACATAGGGGGTGAAAAAAATGACTTTAGCCCAACAAATCATACAAAATGCAATCTCCATCATCTGCAACGCTGATTTTAACGGAAGATTTCCATTTTCCCGCAAAGATATTACGGTTGCTGGTTTGGAAGAAATGGCTAAACAGTGTGAGGGTGGTGAGTAAAAATGTTTTGCGCCAGATGCGGCAAGCGAATCCCAAAACATGAGCCGATAATATGGGCGGTAATTCCAGGGTTAGTGCAGATATTCCCAACCTGCAGGGATGATCGATTATGCTGTACGCCAGTGCCGAAGCGTAAAATAACATCCAGGCAGGCAAAATTGGCGAAGCGGTTAGCTGGTAAGTATGTAATTTGAAGGAGGTAGCAATGACTCATGAAACCTGCACGAAAACTAGACAAGACGAAACGCATTGCATTTATTGTCCTAGTCTTAGAGAGTGCAAGAAAGAAAAAAGTAGGGAGGTGTTAGAGTGGGAAAAATTCAGAACACAGTGATAAGGCAACGGTCAAACAGTCAAATCATTGACACATTGATAGAAAATATAGCCTTATTCATAATCTTTCTAGCGGTGCTATTTTTAGTACCTGGGCAATGGTAGGCATAAAAAAAGAACCACTACTGCAAATAGTGGCCCTAAGAAAAATTATGTTATCAGTATTATATCAATAATGCGGAGGGTATGCAAATGTTAAAGAAAACAGATGTTTACAATTTTATAGAAAAAGTACAATCTAAGGCAATTGATGCTGTCGAGAAAAAATACGCAACCGAATTAGCTAGTGCGATTGAAACAGCCTTAAATAAACCAGAAAACCATATTTTAAGGGATGCAATAACTTCTTTAGAGTGCCACTTATCAAAAGCGATTGAAGCAGATAACTTGATAAAAAAACATACTGGCATTTCCTCAACTCATGCTTATAAATACGATTTGAGAAGCGAATTGTTTGGCATTAGGGGATATAGGTACTCGATCCCCAAAGGATATGAAAGCATAAGAATTATTCACGCTGAACGCGAAGAAGAACTTCGTAGAACAAAGGAAGAATACGCAAAAATCATGCGGATTGTCAGAAATAAAAAGACAGGAGATCAAGGGAAAACCGCATTAATTGCATTAGGCTTCGATGTTGCATACCTTGATAAGTTGATTAATCTACCAGTCGTTGTAGTTGAAAGCGAAATGAAAATTGATAAAGCGTTATTGTTTCCGTGTGGTACGGCTGGGGTTGAGTAATGAGCATCTATCAAAACCAAGGAGCATCTTGCATAAATTGCCTATGGCAGGAGCCTGCCCTGCAGGGAGATATCACAGCCAAGTACCAATGCAAGAAATGCCGAAATAATAACGATCGTCCAGGATGGGAGCCGAAGCCTAGCGTGATGGTCAGTTATTTTAATGCAGTAAATGCGAAAGGAAAACAAATTATGGTTAGGAAGGTGATTGGATGACATGGCAAAGCTAACGGATGCAGATAAGGCTTTAATTGATCGGCTATGGACTGAAGGCAAAACCTGCACTGATATTAGTAAGCAGATGCCTAAGGTTACTTATACCGCAGTATGGCAGTATATCAATAGAGATTTCGTAAGAGCGAAAAATAGAGAGCGGTATTGCATTAAGGTAAAACCAATAAATACTACGTCTACTGAAAAATATGTGGAAATTAAAAGACCACTTCCGCCAATTAACCCACCAGGGCCAATCACTTATATACATGCAGATCGTGAGTGCGTTAATGCTGGACTAGCAGCCGAATATGGCAGTAAGTTAATGCCGATTGTCTGCACGTTAGCCGAGCGAAAGCCATCTTTAAGTTTTACAAGCCAAGATAAATTCGCGTAAGGGGAGGCGTGAACTTGCTAATCGAGGTATTAAAAATACTCGCAGTATTAGCAGTAGTTTATGTAGCAGTAACGATAGGCGAATGGATCGCATGGGTAGAGGCATTTAATAGGAGGGGCAAAAGGTGAGCCAGTGCAGAAATTGCGCATGTGAGTTAGGGGCGTGTGATCCGAGGGAGTTTTGTTCGGAAGAGTGTATGGAAGAAAAATTAAGTGAGGATGAAAATGATGACAATGGAATTGAAAGTATTAGAACAGGTGCAAAAACTAACTTGGAATTTTGAAGAAGTAAAAAAAGAACTTACTTCGCACATAGAAAAATACGCTGATTTAGTGGTAAGTGAAACTAACCTTGCTGAAATGGAAAAAACTCAAAAAGAAATAGCTGGTCTTCGCATTAGATTACAAAAATTTAGGCTAGAGGTTAAGAAAGACTTCGAAAAACCATTCGAAACATTTGAGCAGCAAATAAAAGCATTAGCCTCACTTATCGAGTCAGCAGAAAAGCCAATTAAAGACCAACTAGAAAAATATAAAGATAAGCGTAAAGATTTAAAACGTGCTGAATGTAACGGATTGATTATTTCTGTGGCTACCGAATTAGGACTTGAAGACAAGTACCGCAATCAAATTATTATTGATGAAAAATGGATTAACAGAGGCAGTAAGATTAAGGCAATCAAAGAAGAAATTCAAATGCGAGCTGTTTACTTCCTTGACCAACAAAAAGCGGATAAAGAAGCGGAAACATTCAAACAACAGAAAATAGAAATGGCTGGTTTTATGATCGAGTCATTAAGTAAAGGGTTAGCCACACCACTTGCGTTTGCTGATATTGAAAATAAAATTGATGCATTAAATATTGGTGAGTTGCGAACCTACATAGAAAATCAAGTAGCTACACGCAAGGAACGCGAGGAAAGAGCTGCACAGCAAGCACTAGAACGTGAAGAACAGAAACGCATAGCAGAGATTGCAAGACAAGAGAGAGAAGAACAGGCGCGAATTGAGCGAGAAAGACAGCGGGCAGAGTTTGAGCGTAATGAAGCTGTTATCCGTAAAGGACAGGCTGAATATATTGAGCAACTTGCGAAAGAACATAACGAACCACCTGCACCAGTGATAGTTGAGCCAATTAAATTATACAACGCTCAATTCGTAATGTACGACGTTACTCTTGAGCAGATAGAACTGATAAAAGATTACATTGAGCTTAATGGCTTTAACTTTAAACACGCAGTAAAGGAGGCGTAAACAGTGTCGAAAGTAATTTGTGTTGCAGGGGAGAGTGGTTCAGGTAAAACAACTAGCCTGAGAAACTTAGACCCCAAAACAACCTACATCATAGATGCGGACCGTAAGGGATTAAGCTGGAAGGGGTGGAAAAATCAGTATAACGAAGGTTCTAAGAACTATAAACAGACAAGTTCTGTACCATTGATTCACGCTGTTTTAAAAAGTATTGATGAGAAAGCTCTTCATATTAAAGTAATTGTTATAGATACCATCAATACAATAATGGTCGATGATGAAATGGCAAGAATGAAGGAAAAGAACTTTGATAAGTGGCAAGACATGGCCCAAAGTATCTGGCAATTAGTAAGTGACGTTCATTTATTAAGGGATGATCTAACGATTATCTTTCTAGCACATACGCAAACCGATAGGGACGATAACGGCTTCATGTTTACTAGGATTAAAACAAGCGGTAAAAAGTTGGACAAGATTGTGCTGGAAAGTAAATTTACCACGGTTCTAATCGCAAAGTGCGTTGATGGTAGGTACATTTTTGAAACACAGTCGAAAAGTAGCACAGCCAAGAGCCCAATGGGGGCATTTAATGAAATCGAGATAGATAACGATATGGTGAAAATTATAAAAGCATTGGAGGAATTTTAAATATGAAAAAACCAGCAGGATACGACACTACAGAAGCATTCACAGGGGATTTTAAAACAGTTGCACCAGGTGGGCACGTATGCAAGATAGTTCAGGCTAAAGTTGATACTACCACAACGGGTAAAGAGGTTTTAATATTGCTGTTCGATATCGTGGAAGGTGAAAGCAAAGCGTTTTACAAGGAGCAATATGATAGGAATCATGCAATAAACCCTGAGGCTAAGTGGCAGGGAGTGTATAGGCAACTAACTGAGGGAGAAAGCAGCCTGAAATTTTTCAAGGGTATGATTACCGCCATAGAGGAAAGTAATCCCGGATACAAGTGGAACTGGGATGAAAAAACACTAGCTAATAAATTGTTTGGTGGAGTTTTTGGGCAAGAAGAATTTTTAAATAGTAACAATGAGGTAAAGCTCTCAACTAAGTGCATGTTTATAAGAAATGTAGAGCAAGTAAGAAAAGGCATAGAAGCACCTAAAATTAAAAGATTAAAAAACAATAACGCTACTCCTGCTACTGTTAGTGGATATACTACCAGCTCCTTTGGTACTGAGATATTTCCCGAAGAAGAAATTCCTTTTTGATCTAATTCAATAAAGCAGGGCGTCACACCCCTGCTTTATTTTTACCTAAATGAGGTGATTGCATCAAATTAAGAGACTACCAAATCAAGGGAATCAACGAAATTCGCGCTGAGTTTTCTAAAACTAAGAAGGTTGTTTACGTCCTCCCGTGCGGCGGAGGCAAAACGCTGATCATGTCTTTCATGTCGAGTGAATCAAGTAAACGCGGTAGGCGGATAATTTTCTTAGTACATAGGCGAGAGTTAATTTATCAAGCCTCCAAAACTCTTACAGAGTACGGCATACCACACGGCATAAATGGCAACACGCACCACAATATACAGGTCGCCAGCGTTCAGACAGTGGCCCGCAGGTTAGATAAAATCGGAATACCAGACCTAGTAATTTTAGACGAGTGCCATCATGCTACAGCAGCAACTTGGAAGAAATGCCTTGAATATTGGGCTAATGCTTACGTTGTAGGGCTTACAGCAACACCAGCGAGATTGGGCGGTCAGGGGTTAGGTGATGTATTTGAGGGTATGGTAATAGGCCCAACGGCGCGAGAATTAATTGAGCTAGGGTATTTAACACCTTATAAATACTACGCACCGCCTCAGGTTGCAGATTTTGAAGGTGTAAAAATTAAGATGGGGGATTACGATGGGCAAGAAATCGAGATCAGGGTTAATAAGCCCAAGGTTATCGGTGATGCAATTTCTCACTATGTTAAATATGCCAGCGGCAGACAGGCCATTGCATATTGTGCCAGTGTCTTACACTCGCAGAATACAGCAGAAGCCTTTAATGCCCAAGGGATTACCGCGAAGCATATCGACGGCAATACGCCAGCGTCCGAGAGAGACAAAGCAATCGAAGACTTTCGCGCGGGGCGATTAACAGTACTATGTAATATGGATTTGATTGGTGAGGGTTTTGATGTTCCGACGATGGAAGTTGTAATTCTACTCAGGCCCACTCAGTCACTAACACTATTCATCCAGCAGTCAATGAGGGGTATGCGCCCGGATAAAAGTAACCCATTCAAAACCGCGATTATCCTAGACCATGTTGGCAACGTATTCCGCCACGGGTTGCCCGACGATCCGCGCGACTGGTGCCTAGATGGCTCAGTTAAGCGCAAGAAGAGCGAATCAGGATCAGTAGGTATAAGAACATGTCTAAGCTGTTATTTATGCCACAGCCCCGCGCCAGTGTGTCCGTACTGCGGGTATGAATATAATTTAACCCCGCGACAGTTAGCCGAAGAAGCCGGAGAGCTTAAAGAGTACGATTTGAAAGTTTTAGAAGAATCGAAGCGTAAAAAGCGAATTTCGCTGAATATGTGCAAGACGATTGCGGATCTGAAGGAGTACGCCAAGGAGAACGGTTATAAACCGGGATGGGTGTATATGAGGGCGAGATTAAAAAATATTAGGAGCTGATAATATGGCAAACATAGAGGAAGATTTAAAAAAGGTTGTCAACGTCAAGAAGGTTGTTAAGGCGGTAAAAAATATTGGTCGATTCGCATTATATCGCAGTAGTGAAGATTCTACCCTGTTAATTACAACTAGTTTTATTTTAAACCTAAATGACGAGCAGGCATGGGAAATACAATGCGCTCTTTTAGTAAAAACACTAGGCAAATGGTACGGGGTAGTCAAGGGTGAACCAGTTGAGGAAAGGCCAGTAAAACAGGAAGAAATTGATTTGTATTTCAAATCTGTCAACGATACAGAGTTAAACATTATAGGGTTTACAGGCTTGTATTTGGGAAATGTCGCGTTATATGCCGAGGATGGCGGTTATGTTGGAATTGATCGTTCTTATGTTGAAATGGTTGGAAGCCCTGCAATCAGAAAAACAGCACGCAAAGATATTGCAATTGCATCTGAATTTCATGTTATTTCACCAATGAAGTTCAAGGATAATGATTATTTAAGACCGTTGTTGTTTTAGGAGGGGATTAATTTGAGGGAAATAAAATTCCGTGGCAAGCGGTTAGACAATGGTCAATGGGTTTATGGTTATCTGCACATGGAAGAACGCGATGGAGAATATCCCACAATTGTAGAAGGTGGAGGATTTTCTAAACATCTTGGAGTTTGGTTAGTACCGGTAATACAAGTTATTGACGAATTAATAGTAGATTCTTATGAAGTTGACCCTGCCACAGTCGGTCAATACACAGGTATTAATAATATTTATGAACATGATTGCCTTGAAGCTTATTGGCCCGATGGTAAATTAAGAGAATCTACAGTTGTTCGATGGATGGAGAATGGGCAATGGAACATATCACGGGAAAGGGTTGAAAGCCGTGGGCATCGCATTGTCGGTAATATTCATGAGGTGAAGTCATGAAAGAACAATCAATTCAAAACGAAATCCTCATAGCAATGGGACAAGCCGGGGCCTACGGGCTCCGGGTTAACTCAGGACAGTTTTGGGGCGGGGAAATGCTCTCACATGACGGTAAAATGCTGCTACTTAAAAACCCAACTAAAATACTGGGGGCTCCTGCAGGAACATCTGACATAGTCGGCTGCAAGACCGTAATAATAACCCCTCAGATGGTTGGTAAAACGATTGGTCAGTTTGTTTGCCTAGAGGTTAAGAAGCCAAGCGAAAAAGCCAAGAAACATCAAGACAATTTTCTTGCGGTGATGCGGTCACGGGGAGCGATTACGGGAGTGGCGCGGAGCCCTGAGGATGCAATACATATATTGGGGGTGCAGTTGTGAAATTAGGCAGCTTATTTGATGGCATAGGTGGTTGGCCTCTTGCAGGATTACGACACGGAATTAAACCTGTTTGGGCCAGTGAAATAGAAAAATTTCCAATAGAGGTAACGGAAAAACATTTCCCCGATATGAAGCACTTAGGAGATTTAACGAAAATAAATGGCGCAGAGATCGATCCTGTAGATGTAATAACATTCGGTAGCCCATGCCAAGATTTATCAGTAGCAGGAAAACGTGCAGGCTTAGAAGGTTCAAGGTCGGGCTTATTCATGGAAGCGGTAAGAATTATAAGAGAAATGAGGGATTCAACAGATGGCAAATATCCAAGGTTCGCTATATGGGAAAACGTGCCAGGTGCATTTTCCAGCAATAAAGGTGATGACTTTAGAGCCGTGCTTGAAGAAATCGCAGAGGCCAAAATTCCAATGCCTCAAAGTGGCAAGTGGGCGCCATCCGGAATGGTCGGAGGCAACGGAGTTGAAATCGCTTGGAGGGTCTTGGATGCCCAATATTGGGGAGTCCCCCAGCGTAGGAAGAGAATCTTTCTTGTCGCAGATTTTGGAGGATGTTGTGCCGGAGAAATATTATTTAAGCCAGAAAGCGTGTCAAGGGATATTGAGACGTGCGGAGGCGAGGGGGAAGGAGTTGCCAGAGGTGCTGAGGTTGGCGTTAGAAGCATAATCCTGTTTGAGCCAAGAAGCCAAGACGGAGTTTTGCGGATCCACGATAATGTCTGCCCAACTCTTAACACAGCGCAGGGGGGGCAACGACAGCCTTGCATAGCGTATAGCATTGCAGGCAACGTCATTGATCGTAAGATTGAAAACGGCGGAAATGGTAAAGGCGTTAATGAGGAAGTTAGTTTTACACTTAATACTATTGATCGATATGCGGTGGCTTATTCATTTGATTCATTATCGTCAAATAGTATGAAATCTAAAAATCCACATAGTGGCTGCAGAGAGGTTGAAGTTGCGAAATGTATTGATACGACATATCCATGTCCGAGTAAAAATCAAGGCGGCATAGCTATTGTCGGTTATACGCCAACATCATTTGCCCAATACCAAGAAGGTGTTGGAACACTGAAAGCTAGTGGCGGTGATTGCGGTCATGGTAGCGAAACAATCATTACCTCAGTTAATTGTGTAGAAAAACCATTTTTAGCAAGTGGTAAACCAGCGGTAGATTGCTTAATGGCCAATTGCGGTACTAAACAATGGTTAGGAAATCAAGAAGCGTTTTCTGGCGATTACCATATTATCAATAATTATAAAGTCCGCCGCCTAACCCCCACAGAGTGCGAACGCCTCCAAGGGCTGCCAGATGGATACACTGCTGGCGGATCAGACACTCAACGATATAAAGCCTTAGGAAACGGAATGGCGCAACCTTGCCCTGATTATGTGATGGAGGGGATTGCAAATATATTATGCTCAGACAGGGAGTAAACGATGGACACAATACAATTTCTAACAGAATTATACGGCTCCTGCGAATCGGGGTGGCTGACGTTATGGACCAAACAAGATAAGCGTACCGCATGGATTAACGTTACAAATCACCAGTTGATAGCTGACACCGCCGATTCGGTAGAGCAAGATATATATTTCGGAGTCGGCATATCAAGCCAGCGTAAGCCAGAAGGTAGGTTATCCGCTGACGATGTGACCGCGATTCCTGGCCTTTGGATAGATATTGACATTGCAGGGGTTGAACATAAACAAAATAATCTCCCTGCAAGGCTATCTGAAGCTACTGAATTTATGAACAGCCTACCATTCGAACCAACTATAATAGTCGATTCAGGGCATGGGCTCCATGCGTACTGGCTATTCCGTGAAATATGGGAGTTTGATACACCAGAGGAACGGAACCAGGGTAAGGGGTTGTTAAAAGGTTTCCAGGACTTCATTCGCTCCCGCGCTACGGCTAGAGGCTGGAAACTAGATGCGACACACGATTTATCACGGGTGCTTAGATTACCTGGTACAACGAATTACAAAACTGATCCTGTGCCTGTTACCGTAATTTCTCACAACGATAATAGATTTAATCCATCGGACTTCGAACAATATGCGGCAGCAATAGCAACGGTAGAAAAACGCGATAAGTTCAAACGAAACCCCAGTGATGGGCCAGCGGCCGAAGTTATTAATAATTGCAAATTTATGCAAGTGTGTCGTGACCACGCACATGAATTATCAGAGCCGCAGTGGGTAGCCATGCTGAGTAATATTTCCCGGTGTTCAGATGGTCCAGAAGTTTGTCACGAACTAAGCAGGCCATATGCTGGATATTCTGAGCAGGAAACGGCAGATAAGATATTTCACGTACTGAACAACATGAATCCACAGACTTGCCAGTATATCAGGGAGTCGCTACAGTTCCCTATGTGTCCCGAAGGTGGCTGCGGGGTGAAATCTCCTTGCGGTTGGGCGTTGGCAAAGTCCAAGAAACTAACGGTCGAGGAAACCCTAGACAAACCTGTACCAGATGGATTTTTCGACGTTGATACTGATGCCACAGGGATAGACAAGTTTACTGACTTGGGTAATGCGGAGCGATTCGCAAAGATGTTTAAAGGCCAATTGCAATATTGCAAGCAGATGGGCAAATGGTTGATATGGAACGGATCCCGATGGGAAAGAGATAATTCAGATCAGGTTATGACCTACGCTAAGAAGTGCATTCGCAGTATGTACGTGTATGCTGCAGGGGTTGACGATCCGATTTTCCGTAAAGCCATATTAAAACATGCTAATTCCTCCGAATCGCTGAAATCTATTAAGTCGATGATTACCATAGCTCAGTCAGAATTGCCCGTTGCGTTGCATGACTTAGATGCAGATCAGTGGATTTTAAACTGCACTAACGGGATTGTTAATTTAAAAACTGGTGAGTTAATGCCTCACGATCCAGCGAAGAATTGTACAAAAATGTCCCCTGCAACATTCTCACAAGACGCAGAATGTCCCGTGTTTGAAAGCTTCATACATAGCACATTCGACGGCAACGAAAATATTATTAAGTTTATGCAACGGCTTCTAGGATATTGCACTACAGGGGAAACCCGTGAACAGCAGTTTGCGATTGCGTTCGGATCAGGAAGAAATGGTAAGGGTACATTGTTAAATTTAGTCTTAGACATTATGGGAGATTACGCACAGACCACGCCCACCGATACGCTGTATCGAAAGAAAAATGAAGGTGTGAGTAATGACATTGCCCGTCTCATGGGAGCCCGTTTTGTACTTGCCAGCGAGGGCGAGGAAGGTAAACGATTTGACGAACCACTGATTAAAAAAATGACCGGGCAGGACAGAATGGCTGCTAGGTTTTTACACCAAGAATTTTTCGAGTTTATGCCACAGTTTAAATTAATGCTAATGACCAACGACAAGCCAATTGCAAGGGGTGACGATGCGGCGTTATGGTCCAGGATACAGTTGATACCTTTTACTAAGAAATTCGAAGGTAGCAAGAAAGATGATACCCTAAAAGATAAGCTCAGAACCCCTGCAGAAATGTCTGGTATATTGAGTTGGTTGATTGCTGGCTGCTTAGAATGGCAACGTGCAGGGCTTAACCCGCCCGAGGAAGTTATACAAGCTACAGCCGAATACAGGAACGAATCGGACAAGTTCCAGACTTGGATTGATGAATGTTGCGTTGTTGAAGAATATGCGGTTAGTTCCTCATACGATTTATATAAGAGTTTTCAATCCTGGTCACTGTCAAACGGCGATAAGCACATTGTAACCAGTATCGTATTTGGTAAGCAGCTTACGAAAAAAGGCTTCGAGGGCTTCAGAGGCACTGGCGGAGCAAGAAAGTTTAAGGGTATTGGACTGCTGGCGGAACACGCGGAAGAAGTAGCAAAAGAGAGCCCATATTAAACATAATATACCGTGAAACATTTCACAAGTGACAGGAGTGACACTAGTGACGGAAAAAACTTGTTTTACTATATAACTGTATTTACGTAAGGGATTATATTATTTACTGTCACTCCTGTCACTAAAAATAGAAATAAGTACTATAAGGTCACTAACGGCGCGGGTTTGAGGGTAGTGACAGATAAAATTATTTTAATCGCATCTGTCACTAATTTCAGGGAAGGAGTGGTAGTAATTAACATTTTTGACTCCGATTTATTACAAGGGACAGAATACCACGACGATTTAGGCGGCTATGACTCAAATTTATGGATTGAATTATTTATTAGTGCCGATAAAATAAATCCAGATTTAGCGCAAAGATTAATGTATCTCAGAAATGTAGGTTGCAGATTAAATCCCAGTGAGAAATTTGGTTATACGATTATACCAATTGAAGATTATTGGGAGCAGTCGGGGGTTGAGTATG